ACAAGCTATAAGAAGAACGTCTCAATTACAAAGAACACCTACATGGTCAGAAAAAGAAATGATAGAAGACTTTTATGCTAAATGTCCAAAAGGACTATGTGTAGACCATATATTGCCATTACAGGGCGACAAAGTATCAGGATTGCATGTATTAAATAATCTTCAGTATTTAACAAGAAAAGAAAACTCGAGCAAAGGAAATAGATTACCTATGAATATTAATTTAACAAAGAGGACTGCCTAATGCCTACATTTGTAGCACCTGCCCCAAAGGGCATGATAAAGGATACAAATAATACTGTACTTCCACCTGAGTTTTATTCACATGCAAGTAATATAAGATTTACTGATAATGCAGGAAAGAAGATCAAAGGGCATGATGCAGTATTTGGTACACCTACAGTAGCTCCATACTTTGTACTGAACTGGTCTAATAACACAGCATCATATTGGTTTTATGGTGGAGCAACAAAAATATATAGAACTGATGGTACTACTCATACAGACGTTACAAGGACTTCAGGTGGCGATTATGCCACTAATTTAACTACAATAGGTAATTGGACAGGAACTGTCTATAATGGGCTTCCTATCCTTTGTAATGGGGTAGATGACCCACAAGCACTATCTAATACAGGTTCTAGTAACTTTGTAGATTTACCTAACTGGGCAGCAAGTACAACTTGTAAAACCATAAAAGCATTTGGTAACTATTTAATGGCACTTAATCTTACTGAAAGTGGCACAGAGTTTCCTAACAAAGTAAGATGGGGTGATGCAGCAGAGAACTTTAGTTTTCCATCTACATGGACTGCAGCTAGTACCAATGATGCAGGTGAAGTTACAATAGGTGATGAATCAGATTTTATTGTTGATGGTTTAGCACTTAAACAATCATTCGTAATATACAAAGAGAACTCTACATGGTTAGCTAACTATATCGGTGGTAATCTCGTATTTAGCTTCCAAAAACTATTTAACGATACAGGTGTACTAAGTAGAAATTGCGTAGCTGAATTTGAGGGTAGACATTTTGTAGTTACTCAAGGGGATTTAGTGGTACACGATGCTGTAAGAAAACAATCGGTAGCTACTGATCTAGTTAAAAAAGAACTATTTGATAATATAAATGACGCATATTATAATCTCACTTTTGTTGCACATAACGTACAGCAAACAGAAATGTGGGTATGCTATCCTAGTATAGGGTCGCAATATTGTAACAAAGCATTAATTTATAACTATGTTAATAACTCATTTACTTTTCGTGATTTGCCTGACATTTATCACATTGGTAATGGAATTGTAGACCCTGGTGCTACATCCATAACTTGGAACACACAGGCAGATACATGGACTGATTATAGTGGGGTATGGGGTGAGAGAACCTATAATCCTACAGAAAGAAGTATATTGATGGCAGGAACATCAGATACTAAATTGTATCGTGGTGATTTTGGCAGACAGTTCGATGGTGAAAACTACATATCGACACTAGAAAGAAAAGGATTAACTTTAGATGGCAATACTAATACTGTTAAACAAGTCAGAAAACTAACACCTAAAGTAGGTGGTTCAGGTAATGTTGTTATATCAGTTGGAAGTTCTATGTCGCCTAATGGTACATACACTTATACAGCAGGACAAAACTTTGACCCAACGCAGAATAATAAAGTAGATTGTAGATCAACAGGTAAATACATCGCAGTAAGATTTCAACACACAGATAACAGTCCATTTGAACTTAATGGCTATGATTTAGAGTATGAAGTTATAGGGGAAAGATAATGGCACAAGCTCCTAAGTATGTACCTAATCCTGTACCTGCTAATACAGAAGATTTACCAAGGTACATATTTGAAGAACTGACTAAGCTACAAGGGGCATTACAAGAAAACCCTATAGCATTTATAGAACAAAAGAATGTTGAACCTAGTAGAGTAAAGCAAGGTGATATTGCTTATGCTGATGGTACTAACTGGAATCCAGGACAAGGTGAAAACCTATATTACTATGATGGTACTGTATGGAGAGCATTTGCAGGTGGTAGTGGTGCAGGTGATTTTGCACAGATTGCCGATACAACAGCACAAAATATAGCAACAGTAGATACAGCACAAGCTATTACATGGAATACATTAGTATATTCACAAGGAATAAGTATTAATGGGGTTGATACATCTAAGATAGAATTTAGTCGTAGTGGTAAATACTATGTGAACTTCTCTGCATTGTTACATTCGCAAAGTGCTAACAACAAAGATATATGGTTTTTCCCAAGAATAAATGGTACAGATATAACAGGAACAGGAATAGCACATACACTTGCAACTAATGACCATAGAAGAACACTATCTAAAGCAGGGATATTTGACATAACTGCAGGTGATTATCTACAAGCAATGATGGCAGCAGATGACACCGATATAGATATAGACCCATTAGCAGCTACAGCATTTGCACCTGCTACTCCATCAGCTACAATAAGTATTATACAAGTAAGTCAATAGGAGAAAGCGATGATTTATGTATCTGGTATACCTGCAGAGTATATTGATGACGTGTGGGAAGATTGTAAAAAATATGTAGAAATGGGTAATAACAAATCCCAAGAAGAAATGGATGTACATGATATCTACTTCTTCTTAAAAGAAAAAGAAATGCAACTATGGGTTATCTTTGACAAAGACAATGGCAAAGAAATTAAAGCAGTTATAACAACACAGATTCTAAACTATCCACAAAAAAAGGTGTGTCGTATCGTTACATTAGGTGGCAAACAAATGGACACATGGGTAGCAGAAACACTAGAAATACTGGAAGAATGGTCACAAGAACAAGATTGTAATGCCATGGAAACAGTATGTCGCAAAGGATTTATTAAAAAATTAAAAGATTTCGGATATGAACAAACATATACCATACTCGGAAAAGAACTTACAACCATACACTAGGAGATTTATATGAGTAAAGGTGGAGGTGGAGGTGGAAGCACCACACAAACGCAAAAATCAGAACCATGGATAGGGCAACAACCCTATTTAACTGATTTATATAAACAGGCACAAACACAATTTCAAGAAGGACCACAACAGTTCTATCCAGGCAGAACTTATGCTGAAGCTAGTCCTACAGTTTATCAAGCAGAAGAACTACAAAGACAAGCAGCATTAGCTCAAGCAGGATTAGGATTAGGTTCTATTGTTCCAGGATTTCAACAAGCATTAATGAGTCCTGCACAAAGATTTCAAGATCCAATGCTACAAGAAGCATTAACAGCAAGTCTTAGACCTATAGAAGAAACTGGCTCAAGATTATTACAACAAGCTAGAAGACAAGCGACAGGTAAAGGTCAATTAGGTGGCACAAGACAAGCAATACTAGAATCAGAAGTAATAAAAGATGTTGCTCAAAAACAAGCAGACGTTGCACGACAAATGTATGGTGATGTGTATGGTGACGTTCTTAGAACACAAGCTGCAACATTAGGTCTTTCTGGCGATATAATGAGAACATTTGGTTTACCTGCAGCAACACTAGGACAAGTAGGTGCAGCAGAAACAGCAAGAGCACAACAACCTATAACAGAAGCTATGCAACGATTTGCGTTTGAACAAGCAGCTCCAAGTCAAGCACTACAACAGTATGGAAATATTGTTGCAGGAACTATTCTTCCAGGAACTGTTACATCAACAGCACCAGGTCCACAAGGACCAGGAATGGTAGCAGGGGCACTAGGTGGGGCAGGTATTGGCTCATTATTTAGACCAGAAGGTGTAACAGGATTTATGAACCCTTATGTATTAGGTGGAGCATTATTAGGAGGATTATTAGGATAATGGGAAACACAATAATGAATATGCTTGGTTTAGGTGGTTTATCAGGCAAAGAATATCTAATGGCACAAACCCCAGGAAATACATTACTAGACAGTATGTCGCCTGAAGTAGCAGGGATGTTTCAACAACAATATGGAATAAATCCTATGGTTGATCCTATGAAAGATGTAGCTGCTGCAGGAGCAGGAATGAATCCAATGTTAGCACAAGCATTACTAAGTGGAGGTATGGGTTTACTTAACCCACAACAACCACAGATGATGCCAATAGTGCCACAACAAGCAACACCTGGGTTAAACTTACAAACACCTAGTTTAAACAGATTTTACAGAGGTATGCTAAATGTCTAAAATAAGAGATCCATTAAACCAAATTTTACAAGAAAACCTAGATTCTTTGAGAAGAAGAAATTATGCTGAAACTGACCTAAGACCTGGAGGAGTTCTTGGGGTATATGAGGGACTTTCTAGCCCAGATGAAGGTATAAGAAAAGCAGCATCAGAAAGATTTGGAGTAAAATTTATACCGAATGACTTGCTTGAAAAAGGAAGACCTGTTTCTCAACCTGGACTTTTAACAAAAAATCAAACAAGTTATTATGGAAGACCAATGACTAACCTTAGTTATGAATTTCCCAATGTTGTTCCATCTAAGCCACAAGAATCAGCACCTATGCCTGTAACTATTGGAGGTACAGAAATAAAGAAAGATGTAGCTGAAGTATTAGGAGTAAATACGTTTACAAGAGATAATACTAAAGAAGGAATATTAAAAATATCTAATGACGACACAAAAAAAGATACTGATACAATAAATAAAACTTCTAATATATTTGGCGATACAATTGCAAATGCTTTATTTCCATATGGTGCTATTGCTCAAGGTAAAATGCCTAGCAGTAAAGACATGATTAATGCAGCGATACTTCGTGGAAGTTTAGAATTACTTAAACCTAGACAACCAGGTGAAAATTTAGCATCACAAGCAGGTCGTGCACTAGAAGCAGGAATTAAACCTGCAGCAACTCTTGCAGACTATCAACTACAAATGGCTAAAATTAAAGCAGCAGGACAAGATGATTATGTTCAGACTGTAAAACTTTTATCAGACCAATTCGATAAAGATTTGGCTACAATATCAAAATCGGTAGGTTTTATAGGAGACTTTAAAACAGAAGAAGGAGCTTTAGTTAGGAACAGAATAACAGATGAAGCTAACAGACTTGCAGGTACTATTGGAGCAAAATCTGCTCTTGAAAGACAAAAAGAGTTGTTAAGAGAATTACCTAAAATTAAAAAAGGAGAACGAGGATCTTTAATATATGAGGGAACAGACCCTTCTATAGAAAGAATAATAGATGAACTTGAAGTTTTAGGTCAAGAAAAAGTAGCTGACATGTCATCTCAAGGGGGATATTAATAGTGGGGGCATTATCTTATAAATCTCAAACTTTTAATGACATAAGAAACGAGTTTATATCTAACACAGCTTTGTCTAAGCAAGATAAAACTAACTTAATAGAGTCGGAAGGTTTTACTGTTGATGATTACAAATCAGCTTTTAGCGATTATCAAAAAGCTATAAAACAAGGAGAAGATATTAGACCATTTAAAAGTGGAGTTTTATTAGGAATGGATTCTGCTGTATTAAGAACTACTTATGGCTTGATTGGAGATGTTGGTAGAGGATTTGGAGAACTTGCATCTTTAATAGCTCCTGAAACAGTAAAAGAAATTGCTCAAAAATATAGAGACATAATGCCAGATGAAGCTGAAAGACTAGCTAATGAACTCTTTGACCCATATCATGGCGAAGGAATTATAACAACTGGTGGGGATTTTACATCTGGCGATGTTGAATTTATGTCAAGAAAACTTGGCTCTTATTTAACAGCAACAAATGTTTTAAAAAAAGGAGTAACTGGTGCTGTAAAAGTTGTAGGAAAAGAAAAACCAGAAAACTCATATAGTTCTATAAAAAATATATTAACAAATGACGAATTAACAAAAACACAAAAACTTAAAAATTTTACTAAAGAAGGGTTATGGCTTGACGCAGGTGTAACTATAGTAGACAAACCATCAGAAAGCTTTGTAAATACAATATATGATAGTTCAGAAGCATCAAGACCTTACTTAGAAGCTATTTATGCTAACCCAGAAGACCCTAAAGCATTACAATACGCTAAAGCTGCAGTAGGAAACCTGGCTATTGGATCTGCAGTTGGTGGAGCATTATGGGGATTAGGAACTGCTACAGTTGCAGGTGCTCATATGATAAAAAACACTAAGCCAGTTCAGCATGTGATAAAACATGCAAAACAAGGTTTGACTGCATATAGAGGGTTAGACACAAATGATCCTTCAAAAAAAGCTATAGCAGAAGCTACATTGACAGCAGAAAATAATAAGAAAGCATTATTAAGTAAAGCAGAAAATAATGTAAACACTTTCAAAGAAGCAGTTAAAAAAGAAAAAATAGAAAAAGATTCCAAGTTTAATCCTAAAACAGAAGAAGGGCTAAACAATCTTAATAAAGCATTAAACGATCCAACAGGACCTGAAGCAATTAGATTAGCACAGTTATATCCAAATACTGCAGTTGCTTTAAGAGAAATGAGAAAAGACATAGACAACATGAGTTCTATTTTATCTAAATCTTTAGGAAACGGAAAAACTGCAGGAGTAATAGAAAAAAACTTAGATACGTATCTAACGAGAACATACAGAATTTTTGATGATCCTGCTTATATAAAAGATGTTGAAAATGCATTGCTAAGATACGGAACTCCTGAACAAAAAAAAGTAGGAATAGATTTATTATTAGCAGAAGCAGAAAAACAACTTGTTAAGCAATATGGCATTTCAGAAGACAACGTACATGAAGCATTAAGAGCAATTATTAAATATCCAAATGATCCTAGCTTAATTACACAGTTAGCTAAAAAATCAGAAACAGGAGGAAATGTACTTTCTAAATTAAAACTAGGTAAAGAAGATCAATTTATAAAAAACCTTTGGGGTGAATACAAAGAGCCAGATGTAAATTATTTTAAAACAATAAACAAATTAGCAGAATCTACTGCACAAATTAAATATTTAAATGAAGTCGAAGATATATTATTAAAAAGAGGGGCTTACAAAGATTTACCAGGAGATTCTGCATTAAAAGGAATATCTCCAGAAGCTGCAGCTAGAATAACATCTCCTGTAAGAACAGACAAAATAATCGATCCACAATCTTCTGCATTGGGAACACAGATAGGTGTACCAGAAAACTTAATAAATTTAGAAAACTATGCGTCAAAAAGATTAAAAACAAGATTAGGAGTAAATGAAGATGCAGTTAAAAACCCACTATCTGGTTTGTATGTAGATGATCCATATATAGCAAAAGCTATTGCAGATGGATTTGAACCAAATAGACTGGACTTAGGAGACAGTTGGGTAGGTAAACTGTATAAGGGATTTTTATATTCTAAAGCATTAACACAAGCATCAAAAACAGCATATAACCCTAGCACTCATCAGGTAAACATAGTAGGCAACCAATTTATGTTGTCTGCCAATGGCTTATTAATAGAGTCATGGAAAAATTCAGGAACAGCAGGAAAAAATGTTATTAAAGATTTATTTGGTGGATATGATTTATCTAAAGCATCAGACAAAGAACTAGCAGACGAATTTAGTTTTCTTATTGAATCTGGAGTTATAGGTTCTAACGTAAACCTAGGAATGATCAGAAGCACTTTTGATGATATTAAGAAAAATGGTATAGATGGAGCTTTTGAAAAAATAATGAAAGCTAAAGATCAAACTCCAAAAATAAATGATGCTGTAGATGCAGCTTATGCAGCAGCAGGAAAGGTTGCAAAACCATTAGATGTTGCTTACAAAACATATCAAGCAGAAGATGATATTTTTAAAATTATGTTTTATAGAGCAACTAAAAAACAGTATGGTGAAGCTACTGGTTTGACTGGAAAGCAACTAGACATGTATGCTGCACAATTAACTAGAGATTTAATGCCTAATTATAATCTTATTCCTAACTTTTTTAAATCTGTTAGAAGATTGCCAATTGGAAACTTTTTAGCATTTCCTGTTGAAATGTTAAGAACATCTAAAAATATATTTAAACAAGCATATGAAGATTATAGTGGTAAAACGGCAACAAGATTTGGCATTACAGATCCAGTAAAGAAAGAAAAAATAAAAAGACTTGGAGCTAAAAGATTAGGAGGTATGGTTAGTACAAGTGCTGTTGGTTCTACAGCAACCATTGGAACTGCATCTTTATTTGGAATAAGCGATGAAGAACAAAAAGCATTAGATAAAAAATTTGCTAGTTATGAAAGAGGTACTGACAAACTATTTTTAAGTCCAATAAACAGAGATAGTAATGGTCATATGGGAGTTGATTATCTTAATTTTGGTCTGATAGATCCTTATCAATATCCTAAAGCAATATTTAAAAATGCATATGCATTAACTGAGGGTGCTTTTGATAAAGATTTAACAGATACAGATTATGAAAAGCTAATGATTTCATCTGCAGATCAAGTATTAGGTCCTTATTTTGCACCTAGTATAATAACAGACTTTGCTTTAGAACTTGTTGGTTCTGAGCCAAGAGGTGTTTCTTTTGCAGAACAAAAAGGAGAAGCTGCTGCAAGAACATTTTTGCCACCAGATTTATACAGATATTTTTACAAAAGACAACAATACGAAGATACATTAACTAGAAAAAACCAAGAAGATTCGCCTTATGGAATAAGTAAAAGTGGGTATTCTATAACAAAAGAAGATGCTAAGTCTATGCTAGGCATAAGAAAGAAAAGATTAGATTTAACTGCAAACCTTGGTAGAGACATGAGAATTATAAAAAATGAAAAAAAAGATTCTGGTTTAGGTTTTAGTAAAGTTTTAACAGATAGACTAATAAACGATGTAGATAGTGAAGAAGCTATATTTTCTAAATATGAAGAAGCTGTAGAAAAAGACCAAAAAGCACAAAGAAATGCTTATGCAACATTGAACGATTATGCAACTTTAGGAATTAAACCCACAGGAACAGATTTTGATGGTGAAAATGATTATGCAAAAGCTATGATGTATAAAAGATATAAAGGGTTTTCTGAAAATGAATTAGCTGATTTATACAACATGCTCAACAATACGTTTATTCCTTCTTTAGATCCTTTTTCTGATTCTAATATTGATAGGGCAACAAGAAGCGACTCTCCATTTATTTTAAATAGAAATCTTCAAAACAAGATAATAGAAAAATACAAAAATATATATAACAAAAAGATTATGGAAAGATAATGATACCTTTTGAAGTTATAACAATGCTTGGCTCTAGTTTATTTACTGGATTACTTTCTATATGGTCACAGAAATCTAAAGACGCAGCAGATCAACAAAAGTATCTCATGCAAAGAGCAGAGATAAATCGTGCATCAGTAGAAGATGCAAGAAAAGACAACAGTCAATATCAATCTACAACAAGAAGATGGATGGCATTATTAGCTGTATTCTTTATTATCTGTCTACCTAAACTAGCAGTATTCTTAGACCCATCAGTACAAGTACATCTTATGTATCTTGAACAAGTTAAAGAGGGTTGGTGGATATTCGGCAGTATAGAAGAAGTAACAACATTTCAAGGAATATCAGGTGTAGTTATTACTACAGCAGACACACATTTTTTAGCAGCGATATCAGGATTCTATTTCGGTTCTGCTGCAACAAGGAGATAACATGGTAGCTAAGAGATATCAAAGCAAAACTGGTGGATTAAACGAAGCAGGAAGAAAACATTTTAAACGTACTACAGGTGCTAATTTAAAAAGACCTGTAACAGGTAAAGTGAAGCCAGGTTCTAAAGCAGCAGGAAGACGTGCAAGTTTTTGTGCAAGAATGTCTGGTGTCAAAGGTCCTATGAAAGACTCTAAAGGTAGACCAACTCGTAAAGCACTAGCACTTCGTAAGTGGAAATGTCGTGGATAGAATATATATAGCACTTGTTATAATAATTGTATTAATACTAGGTTACGCAATAGAAGATGCTGTATCAGATACCAGTAGCACAGGTGCAACAACCAATACTCAAACGAATACATCAGGAAGTAATACAGCTATATCAGGTGGGTACTCACAAGAGACAACTAATAACTATACTGGTGGACAAACTAATACCACAACTAATTCTACAACTAATAATTCTAATCAAGAGACTGCTGTTAATTCTGCAACAGCACCTTCTATGTCAGTATATGGTCAAGACAGTTGTGTTATACCCCTTTCTATTGGCATGACTGTTATTGGCTTTAGTACATCTATGGGTACTTATTATCACGATATGGAATGTGAACGCAGAAAGAAAGCTAAACTACTTAATGGTTTAGGTATGAAAGTCGCAGCGATATCATTGATGTGCCAAGATAAAGATGTATGGAAATCTATGATGGATGCAGGTACACCATGTCCTATAGATGGATTGATTGGTGAACAAGCTAAACAAAGATGGGATGAACTAGGTAATGAAAAAGTTTTTGATACTGTTAATGCTACCTCTATTAGCAAACGCAGACACCACAGAAAATCTCCTTAATCAAGATTTCAGTACATGGTCTGGAACAAATACAGCTAGACATGGCAACGATACAGTTGCAGGTGTTCATGGGCAATATGTGGAATCTACTATATCACTTAACAATGACGCAGGTTTATCTAAAGAAGTTATTAATAATGGATTTACATCTACACTAGGTGCAGATATTTGGTTTTGGAATAACTACGATCAAAGTGTAGTTATGACACAAACCCTAGTAGATGATAATGGTAATGTAACAACACAATCTAGGACGATAGATAGGCAAGATGGATACTTTACAACCTATACAGATTCTATCTATATAGACTCTTTTACCCAACAAGATTATAGTATTTCTGCCAAATTTTCGTTTTTTGAGGAATCTAACTCTCCATATCACTATGCTGCAGACTTAAAGAATCCTACGTTATATATCGAATATGATCCTGTAGTTATAGATGCAACAACACAATCAGAGATTGCAGAGATATACGAAGATATAGTTGAAGTAACATTCGAACCTGACTTCGAAGTTTCTTCGTACAATGAACCCATAATAAACGAAGTTGTCATCGAAGAAACCTTTGTAGAAACATTCGAAGAACCTACAGTTGAAGAACAATTTATAGAAGATACAATAGTCTTATCTAATGAAATTATAGAGGAAGAAGTCTATGAAGAAGAAGTTGTCGAAGAAACAGGAAGAGATACGAGAGTGGGTGAAGATACAGGAGGAGCTGTCGAAACAGAACCAACAAGACTATCTGAAAGCACACAAGACGACAGTAGGGGTGTTGAAACCGAACTAACAATAGAAGAAATATCTATAAAGGTAGCAGAAAAGATAAAGACAATAGATGGTCAGCTCAAAGCAGTACAAATACTAACTGCTAAAGCTATGCAAAAACCAAGCAAGATCAATAAATATGCACAAGTAAACTCAGACATATTTATACAACCAGAATTACAAAGTATTGATATAGGTACATACACTAATAGTAACTATGTTGATATTAGAAACATTTACTCAAATCAATCTTACGAGGATAGACTATGGACATCAAGACAATAGCAGGAATACTAGGACTAGTTATTACATTAGGTGGTTTGTTTGTTCAGGTTGGGCAAATATTAAACAGATTAGAGGTGGTTGAGTCCAGAACAGTTCCAGACATAACACCACTAGAAAAAGAATTATCAATACTTAGAACAGAATTAGAGGGTTTAAAAGCTAGAAATAGTAATCCTTTAATGCGATGATAAAGATAATTAAGTTCTTATTAAGTAAGGTAAGAACGAAATATCT